TTTGATCAACTTATACTAGAATGCTGGGATGGTATAGAGCCTAATTCTGGTTGGGTTCATGTATCTTATGTTAATGATACCGCAAATAGGAAAGATGTGTTAACATATACAAGAGCAAACGGATATACAAAGGGGATTGTATGATGAAAGACGGCCCATTTAAAAAAGCTATAGAAAAAGAAGATGAAGATACAATCATCATGCAACAGTTCATAGTCTTGAAAATTAAAAATGGTCAACTTGTAAAAGAAACACACATGAGAAATCATACTTTCTATGGGGACTATCAAGATAGTTACATGACTGAACCTTTAGTCAATATAAAAGAGATACCAAAGGAAACATTACATTAATGGCATACAAGCGTAACTACCAACGAGAATATGCGATTGAACCAAAATCTCGCAGAAAGAAACGAGCTAATAGAAACTTAGCTCGTAGAATCATGATGCGTAAAGGTAAAGTATGTAAAGGCGATGGTAAAGATGTACATCATGTTGGTGGTAACGCTCTTAACAAAAAAAGTAAACTCAAGGTAGTTTCTGCTTCTAAAAATAGATCGTATGCTAGAACTAAAACTGCTAGAAAGAAGAATCCTAAGTCATAATGTCTACATTGATTTGTAATTTGCCTTCCATAGAAACATGGGTACGAAAGGAATATTTAAGAGATTTAGAAGATGGACATGGAGAGTTTGTAAAAGGTGTCTGGGTTACTGCAAAATCTATTCCTGGCAGAAGTTTTTATTTTGAAACTTACCTTCCTGATTATGGTGCTTTGTATGACAAACTACCTATTTCTGCATTCGTATCAAAACCAGTTACCCCAGAGACAGATATGGATCTTTACAATCTTCAGTTTTGGAATTGTATGGATTATGGGGTGGTGTCTATTCACAAACAATTTATAGGATCAATGGATTTTGAAATACGCACCAGGGATCACGGTACAATGATGGGTCGTTATATTTGTACTATCGACAACTATCACCAAGATCCAGATATGATTGATTACACAACAAGTGAATCCCCCGCTGAACACAAATCCTTTAATTTACTTGAATTAAGAAATGGTCAGTATTGTTTGTATCCAAATAACAGAATGAGACTTTATGATAATTCATTAACTCCAGACGAACCCTTGCAGCCAGACTTCAAAGTGAGTACAATAGAATACCAAGTTGAAAACGGACAGAAGTTTAGACTCGGTGATACAGACGAATACTTTTGGAAGACAAAAGATGAATGATAGAATTTGCTTTAGTTTACATGATCGGCACAGTTGTTGTTAATCAGAGTCAAACATTTAACAATGTAAATGACTGCCTGTATTTCGCCAGAAAATTAAACCAACAACCAGAGATTCCATATCCAGATGACAAGAATAGAAAGATCACAGCGTATTGTAAGCCCGTGCCAAAACGTCTGCAAAATAGAAAATGATGTATGTATTGGTTGTTTTCGAACATTAAGTGAAATTTCTGTTTGGTCACGCCTATCTGACGATAAACGTACCAAAATCATGGAATCACTGAAAAAAAGAGGCTCTCAGATCGCCACACAGAGCCGAAACAAAACCTTCGTGTATGATTATAACCTAAAATAGTCTTTGTTTTTGTGTGTTTGTCCTACCTAGCGTAGATTCAATTCTTGCTATTTTAGCACTAATATCTTTCATTTTTAGTGTCTTCTCTGCCTTATAGAAATAATTTATAAATAAAAATGCAGAGTTAAGCTTTATTGTTAAGAAAGGATATATAATGTTAAAGGAATGGTTCTATAATTTTAAAATAGGAAGAACAATTACAGCTTTAAATAGTTTGGATGATGCAACATTGAAGGATATAGGTCTTCACAGATCAAATATTAGATCTCACGCATACGAAGTATTTAAAAAAGAGAAGCCAGAAAAAGATCCTGTGTCAGAACTACACGATCTTTACGCTAAATCAACTTACTAACCAACCTCTCCCCAGTTGTCGCCTAATTCTGCGTCAACTTCAAAAGGTATTTTTAAGTCTGGTACGCAAGTAGACATTATCTCAACAATTCTATCTGCTTGCTTTTGATCTTGTATATTAAAACATAGTTCGTCATGCACAGTTAAAGTTGGACATAATCCTTCTTTATAGCAATCAACCATAGCTTTTTTGGTTTGATCGGCACTTGATCCTTGAATCAATCTATTCAAAGCTTTATAAGTAAAAGCTCTTTTAATATTACTCGCACCATATTTTGCAGAAGCGTTCTCAAATTTCTCAGGAGTATGAATACCAAAATCTTTTGTTTCCCACATATCAAAACGACATTTTCTTCCAAGTTTAGTTCGAATAACTCCTTCACTGTTTGCTTTTTTCATACATCTATCAGATAGTAATTTTACAAAAGGTGCTCTGCGATTAAACTTAGCAATGAGTGCACTAGCTTCATCAAAACCTAAACCCAACATATTAGCTAATTTATTTTTACCCATACCATACATCAAACCGAGACCAATTGTTTTTGCTTGCTTTCTATCTATACCAACTAAGTCAGCTACAGTTTGATGGAAGTCAGCATCAGCTCTTGTGTAAGCTTCAACAAGCTCTTGTGAACCCTCGTAGCCTTCACCAATACTTGAAGCATAATGCACCACCAAACGAGGTTCTTGTTGAGAATAATCAAAAGAACCCCATTGGTAGTTCTCTTCAGGAAGGAAAAGTCCTCTAATTATTGGTCCGAATTCTTTATTGCGTGCAGGTAATTGTTGTAGGTTAGGACTTGACATACTTAGTCTTCCACTGACAGTGCCTCCTGTATCAGAGCGTAATTGATTTATTTCGGCATGAATTCTACCTTTATGTTCAAACTTCATTATTGAATTTAAAAAGGTGTTGTGAAATTTATTTATTTCTCTAGCCTGCACAATCAATTTAGAAATTTCATGATCAGAATTTATTAACCAATTTTGTGTAAAACTTGGTTCACCACTTTTAGGTGTTTTAGGATAAGTGATACCTAATTTATCGAAACCAAAAGCAATTTGTCTTGCTGCCCAAATATCTATATCTTTTCCCACAAGTTTTTTTATTTTAAGTAAAATATCTTTTTCTTTTTCAATAAACTTTTTTTGTAAAGAGGACGCTTTTTCAACATCAACTCGAATACCTTTTTTTCTCATCTTAATTAGTATTGGCAACAGGCGTCTTTCAAGATCCCATACAGTCTCTAAATTTTGTGAATGTATCTCATGTTTAAATCTTTGCCATAAAAGGTAAGTGAGCCGTGCATCTTGTTCAGCGTAGTATCCAACATGTTCTGCTGGCAACATCCACATCTCGGCTTTTGGATCAACGCCATGAGCCTGAGCTGCTTCATTCAAATCGGTCTCTGCTTTTAACTCTCCTAGATAATCCTTAGCTAAAGCGTTTAATTTATAGGTGTATCTATTCTCATCAATTAAAGCTCCTGCAATCATGGTATCAACGATCTCTCCTTTAACTTCGATACCATAAGCGTTAAGCCATCCAACATCATACTGGGCATTATGAAAAATTTTTCGGCAAGGTAACGAACAAATGTCATTCATATATCGCAACACCTGTTCTTTAATTAAGTTACCTCCACCGAAATGACCGAAAGGATAATAGCCTTGCCATCCTTCAGTGGCGATAGCAAAGCCGATTATCTCTCCTTGGTTTGTTGCCCAACCAGCTCCTAATCCATTATTGATTCCGTCATCTTTAGTCTCTAAGTCTATTGCAATTTCCTGTGCATCGGACAGATCCTTATATTCACTCGGAGCTGACCAAATATGTTTCTTAAAGTTAAATGTAAGTTGTAGGCTAGTCATTAGCAGTCACTATTTTTTTTTGCCAAGTTGGTTCAGCATCGTCTGTTGGTAAATACACTTCAACATAAGCACCACAATTAGGACAGGATAAATTTGTGACCATACAAAATTCATCATGCTCATCTTCAATATCATGATCGCCACCCCAAATTAATTCTGTATCACAGTGCCAACATTTCATTCGTAGTCTCTTTCTTTTATCATTTCTAAATAGTGAATAGCTTTCTCAATGTCTTTTTTTCCACCACCACCTTCTTGATTATGTCTCGATGTATATTTAATAACATTACCTTCAGGAAATTTTAAATTATTGACTAATATAAATTGACCAGGCTGTATGTGAAAATTTTTATAATGTTTGCTTCCTTTTTTCCAAACATTGTCCTCAACAACTGTGTCATAAAAACCTTTCCATAAATGACCAAACTTATCTAAATCATCTGGGTCTAATTGATTTTTATATTTTTTAAAAAAGCGTGAGAGCATATTTGAGATATCACTTTTCATAATAATCCCTTTCTATTTCCTCCAATAAATCCTCAAATCGTAATTCATTCTTATCTTCTAAAAACTCTATAGTTAGAACCATTCTAATTCCGTTGTAATTTAAAACCATATGATCTTGTTGATTGTTAAGTAAAAACCTACTACCAGGAAAATATTGCAGTTCAATAATTGGATGGTTTACATCAAACTCTTTTCTGAAAAAAGTGTATGAAGTATTAGGTGTATTGATCAAACAGTTTACTGTGACACCTCTATTTGAATCTTTGTGCCAGTTGTACATTGTCTGATGTTCCATTTTTAAAACACCAGCTTTATAAGGATGTCTATCATATAGCCACTTATAAAAATGATCTCTAAATAAAACTTCTTTCTCAATGGGACAAGCTGTAAAATTAAAGTAGTTTACCCATTCAGTTTCAGGATTAAAAATTATGTCATGTAACTCAGGACTGTAAAATTGACCCACTCGAAGTTCTTGAAAAAAAGGTTTCATTATTGCTCCTGTAAATAAATTAAATAGTCTTTTCCGATGGGATAATTAAATCGGAAATCGGTTGATAAAATATGTAAAGTATCTTTGGCTCTTGTAACGGCTGTATAATAAACTCTTTTCTCATCTGACTTTTCTTCTTTACTTTTTTTATCATAGGTCGATGCATAATTAGTTTTTGAATAAATTAAAACATTATTAGCTTCACCACCTTTAACTGAATGTATTGTATCAATAATTATATTGGGATCATTTGATAATATTTTTTGACCATAATTTTTTAACAATTGAACAAAATAAGTTACCTGATTATCTTTAAAATTTCTTTTCAAAACTTCCCACCAATTTTTTTTTAAAAAAGAATCATCCATGTCTAAGCCACACCATTCTCTCAAATCTTTTAAATCGAACATCTGAGTCTCAGGTATATTTTGCCAAAACTTTTGTGTCCTAAAATTAAAATCTTTTAGTTCTCTTAGGTATTTATACATATTTTCTGCACTATTCCTACTTATTTTTTTATTATTAGTAATCTTTGTCCAAGCTTTAATTGCCTCCCATTGTTTTACATCAAAACTTTTATTACCTTTATTATCAGAAAAATACAAGCCAACATCTTTCGCACACATTCTTAATTCATTTACAGTCGAATGAATTCTACCCAAAATATACCAAGTGCCTTCTAGTCTATGAAAAGGTATTTCACTAAAATTAAGATATCTTTTTACGCTACCTTTTTTAGGTAAGCAATCATAATCTTTCTCAACACTATCAAAAATTCCTCGTCTGATGATTTGAGAAAAGCGATAAATCTCTTCACCAAATCTTCTTGTTTGTCTCAGGATAACTTTGCGACCAGGAAAATAAGTAGTAAAATATTTTGGGTCTGCTCCATTCCATTTGTATATACCTTGGTCATCATCACCTGCTAAGTAAATTTTTTTTACATTGTCTGCCATTTTATAAATCACTGACCATTGCAAAGGTGTAAAATCTTGAGCTTC